CAGGGTTTTTAATTGATGGCAATGTTTCTAATCACACAATCATATACATGGCAATCCGCAGAGGCCCACTAGCTGCACCAGAAGATGCGACTAAGGTTTTTGCTTTAGGAACAAGAGGTGCATCAACCCCAGGTTTTACTTCCAATTTTCCTGTTGATATGTTTATTCGTAGGTATACAACTGGCTCTGGATACCCTGACATTGGATCACGTTTAACTGGTGCTAAAGCTATGCAAACGTCTGAAAACTTTGCAGAAGGTAACGATAGTAGTAGTACATTTGACCATATGAATGGTTACTATAATTCTAGCTCTGCTGACAGTAATCATTTTAGTTACATGTGGAAGCGTGCACCCTCGTATTTCGACTGTGTTTGCTACAGCGGCACAGGAAGTGCAAGAACCGTGCCGCATGGACTCACAGTTCCGGCAGAAATGATTTGGGTGAAAAGTAGAAGCGATGCTTATGATTGGGTCGTTTATCATAAAGATTTAGGCACTGCAAAACACATTTCTCTTAATCGCACAAATGCTTCTGCTCCTGACAATTCTGGAGAGTATTGGGGCGGCACTACGCCTACAGATTCTGTCTTTTCTCTTGGAACTTATTTTAGAGTAAATGGGTCAGCAAAAACCTTCATAGCCTACCTGTTCGCTACCGCACCAGGTGTATCCAAGGTGGGAAGCTATACTGGGAATGCAGGTGCTTCTACTATTAATGTAGATTGTGGATTTAGTAGTGGCGCTAGATTTGTGCTAATAAAAGAAAGTAGTGGTACGGGTGATTGGTGGGTTTTTGATACTGTAAGAGGTTTAGTTGCAGGGAATGACGCTGCATTAAAATTAAATACCACTGATGCAGAAAGTAGCTTTGACTACATAGACCCTTATTCTGGTGGTTTTTCTTTGCAAACAAACTCTGGAATTAACACTAACGGTGCTACGTTTATTTTCTACGCAATCGCATAATCAACTGACGAAAGGAGTATCAACTGATGTCAGAATACAGAGAACGCACCACAGGCGAAGTTAAATCACAAGGCGAATGGCGTGCAGCCTTTCCGCAAATGGCATTGCCTAGAGTATGGGGTGCTAACGTTTGTGACGCTATGAACATTGACCCAGTACTAGCAAGCCCAGCGGCTACAACAACAGCATATCAATACAGCGCAAGGGATGGCGTTGAGCAAGACAGCAAAGGCAATTGGGTGCAGCGCTTTGTAGCTCGTGACATGTTCGCTGACACTACGGATGACGATGGCAAGAAGACCACGAAAGCAGAACATGAGGCTGCATATCAAGCCACGCTAGATGCGACTACAGCCGAAGGTCACAGAGCTACACGTAACAAGCTATTAGCTGATACTGATTGGACGCAAGTAAATGACAGTCCGTTGGCTAACGATGTTAAAACACAGTGGGCGGTTTATAGATCCGAACTCCGCAACATTACGGATTTAGATGAATGGCCGAACCTTGCTGACGAAGACTGGCCTATAGCACCGTAAGGAGTGAGAAATGGACAAGCGTACACGTACATTGAACCAAGCACATGCGCGAATAGATGATATGGAGAAAGATGTTGTAGAAATGAAAACAACTGTACAGCTTACTGTTAAAGAACTTTACTCGCGCATTAGACGCCTTGAAGCAATTCTTATTGCAATCACTGGCGCAAGCTTACTGCTACTTATACGCATGAACTTTTTAGGCTAGTTCAACAAGGCAAACCCACATGGATCCTATTACCGTAACTGCTGCTATCTCAGCGGCATCTTCTGCCGTGGGTTATCTAAAAAAAGCTGTAAACGCCGGCCGTGAAATGCAAGATTGTGTGGGTCAGCTGTCTAAGTGGGCGTCAGCTATGTCTGACCTTAACCACCTAGAGCAAAAGCATAAACAGAATAATATTCCTTGGTGGAAAAAAATGTCTGGCTCTGTCGAAGCAGAAGCACTGGCTGTGTTTGAGGCAAAGACAAAAGCAGACCACATGAGGGAAGAGCTTTATTCTTTTCTAAGTGCACATTGGGGGCCAAGTTACGTTAAAGAGCTTAAGAAGATAGAAGGTCAAATACGCAAGCAACGCAAAGAGCAACTGTATAAAAAGCAAGAAGCAATAGAAAAGCTTATTACGTTAGGCGCTACAATAGGTTGCTTAATAGTGGGCAGTGCGTTGCTAGGCGGCATGATCTACGGTGTCGGTTTATACCAAGGCCGCTGGTAATGTGGGTGTTGTTATGGCTTCAGCTGGTGTCTGGGCAGTTCGATCATTTTCATGTTGGCAGTTACAGTAGTGAAGAAGCATGTAAAACTTCAAGAGCACAAGCTAAAGTATTGGTGACAAACGCAAATTCTAAAGTGGTCTGTATAAAAATAGAGCGTTGATTTTACGTGAATGGAAAAACCGTTTCATCTTGTATGACGAGAACGGAAAAGTGATTGTAATTACACGCGAAAGACAAATAGCAATACGAATTGCGAGGGAGCGAAATGGTAGCAATAACAGCTAGTTATCTTGATGAGTTAAAGATACTGCCACGGCTGGCATTCTTGTGTCAGATCATACTGACCTGGAAAGTATGCCTGTGGTTTATGACGCTAGAAGATCCGACAACACAACAGAGCGCGTTTGTATCGCTTGTCACAGCAATGCTTTCTGCAAGCTTTGCGTTGTGGTTAGGCAAAGAAGCAAAGACTGATCGAGGGGGCAACTTAAATGATAAGTGAGATAATAAAATCAGCAGCGCCTATTCTTGATAAGTTTGTAGAGGACAAAGATGCCAAGGCAAAAATAAAGGCAGAGCTAGAGCAATCTATTATCGGACTACAAGCAGCGCAAGCAGCTGCCAATGTAGAGCAAGCCAAGCATAGTTCATTGTTTGTAGCTGGAGCTCGCCCAGCAATCATGTGGATTTGTGCGCTTGGCTTATTAACTAATTTTTTCCTAATGCCTCTGGCTGAATGGGCAACGTCTATTTGGGCTCCAGACACTCCTCTTCCTAGTCTGAATAGCGAAGAATTGATGACTTTAACTTTAGCATTATTAGGGCTGGGTGGCATGAGATCCTGGGAAAAATCTAAAGGCGTAGCAAGAGAGAGGATGAAGTAATGGAGATGTGGCAGTGGGTCATGCTGTTCTCAGCTGTTAGTTTAAACACGCTTGTTAACTGTTGGCGATTATATTTGGAAATGAAACAATGAGTGATGCACTGAAGGCGTTGCAAACGAAGATTGGGGCTAACCCTGATGGTGCGTTTGGGCCGATGACTGCTAAAGCTATTACTAATCATTACGTTCTTAATGCAGAGCGCGGCGCTCACTTCTTAGGTCAGCTTGTACATGAGTCCGGCACGTTTAAGTACACACAAGAAAACCTAAATTATTCAACCGAAGCTATACTGAAAGTGTTTGGTAAATACTTTAAGACTGAGCGCGATGCTGAGAGCTGCGCTAGAAACCCTCAAGCGCTTGCTGACGTTGTTTATGGGGATCGTATGGGCAACGAGGGGCAAGGTTATTTATGGCGCGGTAGGGGCTTCCTACAGTGTACTGGCAAGAACAACTATTCACAGTTTGCAGCTGACATGAACTTACCAGATGTAATGACAAACCCTGACCTGGTTGCAACTGACTATCCAATGGAAAGTGCCATCTGGTTTTTTAAGCGTAACAAGCTGTGGGATATTTGTGACGAGGGCGTAAACGATGACACAATCAAGCGTCTGACTAAGCGTATCAACGGTGGGTACAACGGTCTCAAGCATCGAGAAAAAGAAACTAAGAAAATCTACAAGTGGTTACAATAGAGGAGCTAACTATGAAAAAGAAACCAAAGCCAAAGAAAACGATCATGTCGAGCTACGGTAAGGGTGGGTACTGATGGCAGCTGGTAAACCTCACTATCTGCCTAATGGCAAACTGTACAAAGGCCCTACTCACAAAATGCCGGACGGTACACTGCACACTGGAGCCAAGCATTCTAAAAGCAGTCAGGTGCTTACTCACAGTAAACCTAAAAAGAAAAACATAATGAGCAACTACGGAAAGGGTAAGTAATGCCTGGGATGAAAATGACCAAGAAGCTTTCGCCAAAGCAAATGAAGATTGCGTCA